GCCCTCCAACTCCCTAACATCGCCCAGTTCGTCATATATCATGCTATTAATTGGTAAAAGTAAATTACGAGCATGACGATCAATCACATTCTTAGTTACTCCGTATTTCTCTAAGAAGAATGAATAAACAGCCTTAATTGGAGGTCGGCGTTGTGATTGGCGAGTAACAATACCACGGTAAAAATCATTTCCGTATTGAAGATACTTCTGATAATCAGCTTCAGTGGCAAGGTATTGTTGTGAAGCAAGTGAGTCATGTCCATCATGGGGTAATGTAATTCGGCTATCAGTCTTTATTGCGCGAGTTTTTGACTTACCGACATTGACATGAGCTGCATGATATCGTAGCGCATCCGCATAATCTTGAAAAATCGGCATGCCGCTAGCGAATGACTCAATGGAATAAGCAAGTGCGTTGTAGTATTCCACGAGTTCAGCAGGGTTCATTAGGACAGCAGCTCGAGAATAGTGAGTAAAAGGATCGAGCCTGTCAATTTTCCTAATGATCTTATGTAGTACTTTACCGTTTTCGACGTATTGGATTGTGCTGGTACTACAAAAGTCGATGTTACTCAAATTGCCGAGGCGTTTAAATTTGGCAATTTGACCAAGACCAAATGGTTCATACTTGTGTTCAAGCGGGTTTTTAATAGCTTTTAACCATAGGTCGTCGAATGCCTTGAAAACTCCATCTGTGTATCGTAAAAGTATTTCAAGGTCATCGCCTTTAGCGAGGGGGTAGTAATGAGTGTATAACTCGTAGCCATGACTTTCCATAGTATACATGGCATAACAGGATTGTCTAATAGTGTTCATCAAGGTGGTATCAGATGAACCGCTAAATACAGTACCCTCAACTAAAACGGACGCTAACAAGATTTTCTGTTTTTCTACGCGATAATAAGCTTTAAGTAATCTTACCAGTTTACATGCTATACGAAGAAAATCCTCAGATGGTACATGATGTACTTTTGGTGCTATCCTTTCATAAATGTACCGATCAATAGCTTTCAGTTCATTAGATTGAGCTAAGTCGAATGCAGAACCATCAGTAGCAAATTCGATATCATATCCTTTTTCATAAAGCTCATCTAATAAATCTTCAAGCTGAGAGAAGTTTTTACCACCACAGTATCCTGGGAAATGCTTTGCAAATATTGTTTCTAATTCCCAGCATACAGGTCCCATCACATATTTTGTAAGATCTCCTATACCTGCTATAGCTCGATTCTTTCCACCAAGCTCCTGTTTCTCGGTCTTACAAAATAACTCATATGCTTCTGCATCAGCTTCTTCAAATGTGTAGTTTTGCTGTGCAATAAGCATCCGTTTTTGTTTGTCGGCAGTTAGATGATTAAACCATTCAGAATATGAATAATCAAATTTATCGAGTTGGTCACCGACATATTTTTCGATGCGGTTGATTGCAAAAGGTATAAATTTAGCAACCACATCAGGATGGGGAGGTGCAGTTTGTTTCAATTGCCGTTTAAGCGCTGCAGCGACGCATCGCTTACAATTTGAGTAAATAGTAACTGGCACCGTGTTTTGCGACGTTGGTAATATTCGTCGTAACTTCTCTTTACGCTCACCTTGACATGTACAAGTTATATTGTCAAGTGAGGTTAGCGTTGTAACATCAAAACCTACTTCTTGCTTCAGAATTTTATGACGTGGGTCGACGGGAAACATCAGCTCTTTATCCATTAAAGCTCCATGGCATGTGGGATTATAAAATATGTCACTGCGTTTATACATGCTTGAGCCAATTAGCGAGTAAGTAAGAGCTGACTTAGATGTTAGGGAGTCTCGTCCCTAACATTGTGTGATAATATTGTCGTTATTGAGTTTGACACCTTTACCACCGAATAAGTATTTGAGATTTTCGGGGGTAAAATAGCGGCCGACTTTCTTAAAGAACGCAACGAATCTGCCATCTTCAGAATTATGTTTAAACTTTCCATTGCGCAGGGAATTCAATACCGCCACAACTTGACTACTAGTCATAGATGCTATAAAGTGTTCTGTAGCCAATGTGTCCTTAATTATCGCACATACCAAAACCTCTAATTTTTGCGGATCTAGTTTAGCAAACTGTGATG